TTAAATCGTGGTTAACTGTAATAATTCCTGAATCAGCAGTTCCTAAACTGTATGATGCTATATCATTTAACAATGCAGTAATCTCACTAGCAGTTTGGTCAGCAGTTGCACTTGCTTCTATTGCATTAAGTTTAGAATGGTCAGCATCAGTAAATACATTTGAATCAGAAGCAGACTCAACTAATGTTCTAATTTCAGCCGCAGTTTGGTCAGCAGTTGCACTTGCTTCTATTGCATTTAATTTACTGTGATCTGTATCCGTAAATACATTTGAGTCTGTTGCTGATTCTACTAATATTCTAATTTCAGAAGCAGTTTGGTCTGCGGTTGCAGATGCTTCTATTGCATCTAATTTGTTCTTTAATGTAGTTGTAAAATTTTGTTGAGATAACCCTCCTGCTCCTACATTGTATTCTGTATTATTATCAACGGCCCATGACAACACTCCGCTACCATTTGTTTTCAATACATAATTTGCCGAACCATCTGATGCAGGTAATGTATATGCGTTATTGACAGTTAATCCTCCTGTCGCACCGATTTTTAATCTCTCTTGAGCCGCACCACTTGATACGCTACTCGTTCCAGAATCAAATACTAAATCATTCTCATTAGTTATCCTCCAATCTTGATAGTTATCTCCACTACCCCATGTATCGTGCGCACCTCGCATCATCTCTATTCTAGGGAGAGGACTTGAATTGGTATCAGCATGAACTGTTAATTTCGCCGCCGCTTGGGCAGGTTTTAACAAAAGATTTGTTCCATCAAAAGTAAAAGTTGATTCTGCTTGTAATGAATTAGAACCAGAAGAAGTCATTATCCTGTCATTAACCATGGAGGAAACAGATAAGTCAGAACTAATTGTATCTCCTGATAAAGTTAAACCTGCTCCTGCGGCTAGATTAGTATTACTTGATATATCTATTGAACTAAGCACCGCCATACTTCCTAATCCTAAATTGCTTCTTGCCGTACTAGCACTAGCAAGGTCTGATAGATTACTCGCCTTAGCAAGTTTAGTACCGATGAGTGTTGCAGTTGCTGAAGCATAATTTGCATCATCTCCAAGAGCCGCCGCTAACTCATTGAGTGTATCTAATGCGGCGGGTGCGCTATCAATTAATGCCGCAACTTGTGCTGTAACATATGCTTTAACAGATTGTTGCGATGCCGCCTTTGTAGCAGAATTAGATCCCATGTTATCTTCATCAAGAAGATCAAGAGTAATGGTTGCAGAATAATCTCCACTTGCAGTATTACTTTCACTTTGTATTAACATACCAGTTCCGGCAGTTAAATCCACTCCTGATGTAAACGTAGATAATTCCGTTTGAATCTTATCTTGAATAGCGGCAGAAGTCATAAGACTTGTATCATTGTCTGCAAAAGATTCGGAACTTACTTGAAGGCTATTTGCGGCTAATTCCGATACAGTCAAAGCCCCTATATTCAAAGTATCATTAGTTAAAACTATGCCTGTACCTGCTACTAGATTAGTATTTGCACTAATATCTATTGTTCCAAGAGATGCCCTTACAACTGCTCCTGACTCAGCAACCCAATTAGTCCCATTACCTACAATGAAAACTCCATCACTAGGGGTCATGGCCGCTAAAGTAGTAAGATCACCATCATATGATTGAAATGCCTGACTTGTTGCTTCTCCACTACCGGGATTGATAATAACATCTTCTCCCGATGCTAATAGGCTAAATGTTACTACTTCATATTGCATAGTATATCTAAACAATTTTTTAGTCCTATCAGATAAATCCGTCCTTGATTTGAAAATAGCCCTATCAAAGTAAATCCCATCTCCCTTTCTAAATGCATGAATAATCCTTCTTACCTCTGTACGTAATTCAGAAAGACGTTCTCGGCTATCTGCTGTTCTTATGTCTATTGTAATATTTACATGCTCATTTACATAATCATAGAGTAATTCTGGTTGTGCTTCATTATGTGCAGTTTCAAAAATACGGACAATATCATTATCAAGCATCCTTACTCTTTTTGCATCGCCTTTATCTAAATCTGCAATATCTTCAATAGATGGCTCAGGAGGTTTAGACCAATTAGCAACAAGAATGTCGCGTAAGGCTTCTATTGCATCTACCATCTCAAGCCCCCCTCTATTCTCCCGTGAAATACTTATTTAATAATATACCTTGTTTATCTAATAAAGGTTGTATCTGTAACATAGTATTTCGTTCAAGTTCTTCATCTGAATAGTTCAATCCATCTGAATCTGACATTTCTTTTTCTCTTTGTAAAATGGCATCATATTTGGATTTAATAGTATCAACAAATTGCTGAGATTCTCTTAGAAACTTTTTTGTTTTATTCAATTGAATAGAATATATATCTTTAGGCACAGATTAACCACCCGGCCCTGCTACAATAATAGATTCTTGGAATGGAATAAGCATTCTTTTAACTTCTTCATCTAATTTTTGTGCCTTAGATGCTAAATCTATATTTTGAGTTCCTTCTGGAAACATTGCGGTATAATCGTCTGTCATCATAATGTCCATTGCAACAAGTTTTGTGCAAGCATCCTCGATAACTTTGTCAAGATACCTTTGTCCATAAACATATGATAATTTAATGCTATGATTTTCAAAGAATGGATATTGGTTGTTAAACATGATTGCACCATTATCTTCCATTGACCACCAATCTTTTTGTCTTTGTTCGTCAGTTGCATCGCTCTTGAATCGAGATTGAGAAATTACTAAATCTGCGCTTAAGCCACTTACAAAGTCAGTTCCAGTTAAATCATCTACAACAGTAATGTTATTCCCATTTCTTGTGCATCTTGCAACCTTAATTGCCGTTCCTGAACCATAATAATACAATCCATTACCTTCTGCAAATCCTGATGCATCTACAAGTGCAAATGTACTTCCTGTTGATGATACTGTTGAAGTATTTGTTGTATGTTGAGCAAAGGAAAAGCAACTTTCATTAGTTACTGCAACCGTTGTATCTTGACCTTCATCAGTAGATCTCATACTACTAATAAATACTTGCCCATCTCCTTCATCACTGTTAGCCGTTGCCAAAAATTCATGACTTAAATTTAATGCAGAACCTTTTTCTGTCATTGTACCAATCTGTATTGCTGTTTTTGAAGAATGGACATCTTCATTAATTAAGTTACCAATTTCACTTGCTATTGTTTTCACTCCAAAATCTTTAGCCCATGTCGTCCCTGTTGTTCCATTTGCAAGTATAGCAGTATGGGGGATATTAGGACAAAAGAATATTTTATCTGTGGCATTAATTAAATGTGGATTAGATATTTTTAATATTATTTTAGATGATGCTAATTCTTTATATGTATCTCCTTGCCATACCCCCATCCTCAATACTCTTTGAATAGGTCTATGGGAAAGATATATTGCACCCACATAATCTGTGTAGTATCTACGGCGGTATGGTTTGAATGTAGTAAAGTTTTGATACTCATCTACGATAAGTCGTGGCCTCCATGCTATTCTACAAATCCTATCTATGTAGTCTTGCCTTCTTTTAATTAATTCTTCAACTTGGGATTTAGAAATTCCTCTTTGGGAACTGTTTGATAATATTGATGATGGCTGAACATATCCATTATTCGCTTTAGAGTAAGTTACACTGGGATTAGCCGCTAATAACCATATGACTCCTCCTGAACCTGCATTTGCAACACCTGTTAATGTTAGTACACTTCCTAAAGGAGTAATATCATCATAGAGTGTTATTTTATCTCCTGTTGCAAATCCCCATCTTCTGTAATCTTTACCCGATATAGGAATGCGGATAGATCCACTATTGACAGATGTAGCATCTACTAAAGCAGTAGGTTTAGCCTCTGGTAATTGCAAATATGACTCTAACTTAGCCACAGTAGTATATACCAACTCATCAGGATATAGAGGTTGGTCGGGTCTATGCCCCGGTGAAAATACTCTTGGCATTAATCTTCATCCCCCTTCACCAATTATGTATGTTTCCCTAGATTGTAATCCATGTCATCCCCGCACCCTGCGCAACGGGGAGTCCAACAGAAATGAAGCAATCCGCAATGAGAACATCTTGTTCCAGATGTAATGTTTTGAATGTCAAATCTTTCCCTTCCTCTTAATTTCATATTAATGGTTTCGCCTTTTGCAATATTATCTCTACTAAATGGAGAATCACTTTCTGCAATCTGACCTTCATCAGTTGCTATTTCCATCATGCGAGACTTGCGCCTACGCTCTATTTCATGTGCTTCTTCAAAGCAAAGTTCATCTAATTCTAATGCCATTTAACAAGCCTCTGATTAGGCTCGTCCACCCGTTACTGTGATGAATATACTAAGGGCTGATAAATCAACTGTATTTGCTACTGCAACAAGTGGTGCCGCCGCAATATCAGCAGTTGGTGTTTGATCTGAAGCCGCGCTACGATACGCTAACAATTTCTTGTTGGTTCGGTCATAATGAAATACATATCCGCCAGTTGATTCAATATTGACAGATTCTACATTACTGACATATGTAGTTAAATCAAGAGGTTCTCCTGCCGCTAACCAAGAATCATCAGGGGTTACTTTCAGGGCAACAGTTAATCTGTTACCTACTACATTTGTTCGTCCAAGTTGTGCTACGGTGAGTGCCATATGAGTTAAAGGTTTGAGTCAATCGTATATAAGAACTATTTTTTTAATAGTTACTCATGTATGACTACTATTCTAGCAGTACCTGCTGAAAATACTCCATTAGAAGTCTTTAAAGTAAATTTTACTGCACCACAAACTAAACCACTCCACGAAGCAGGTTCATCAATCGTTACTCCACCAGTTGTTGTTGCACTAGGTGCTGTTACAGTAAAATGTAATCCACTTGTAGCCCCACCATCTGCATTCTTGTTTCCGCCCTCAGATGTTTGAAAGTGGTATGCGGCTGTAACAGCAGTTCTAACATCAAAGTTAGCAAGAGCGTCACAATAAAGATACTCAACAGGAGTTCCTGCTGTATCTTGCATATCCATGGATATCTCTAATGATCCAGTAGTACCTGCATTACTATTACATGTTATTCTACTAGCATCTAATACTACTCTTCCAATTTTACCATTCAACTGAATAGTAGTGGACATTGTGTTAGTGCCATCAGGAGTAAGAGTAATCACCTTTCGGTTCACTCTAATTCTACTTGCATAACGACCTACGCCGTCATCTATATCCGATGTATTATCTACCATTAGTTAAGCCCCGCAACATATTCGCGGGCTAAATCAGTCATAGATGCTTTGGTCGAAGTATTGGATGTTGATATACTTCTTTCTGAACACCATGCCATCATTTGCGCCCTTGTTAATTTAGAACTAAAGCCTTGTTCTTCTAAAAGAGCATCTGAATCAACTAATGCTACTACATCTGGTGTAGTAACCTTTTGTTGAACTACTTTCTTAGGTTTCAATACTTTTGGTTCCTCTTTAACTGCATCTAACATCTTTGTTGTTTTGATTTCTTCTGCATCATCTATAACAACCCATGAAGTTGCTCCATTGGAGATCATTGGAATTATTTTACTTGTTATAAAATCTTCAGGGATATCACTACGAATTGCACCTCGACCAAAACCGTACACCACTCCTGAGAGTTTTAACTCGGTGTACGGTCTTGCTCCTGTGTATTGTAAGGATAATGCCATATTAGGCACCACCTTAACGGTACAAGAATGTAAGCCTTACAACGTCAGCATCTGCTCCACCTGATGGTGGAATCATTTTCAACAAGGTGTTAGTTGAAACTGCTCCTGCGGCTGTGTAAGCGTTCCCTGCGGCTGTTGTTATGTTGTGGGCACTTAATAATCCGATAAGTGCTGTTCCTGTCACAACATTTGTTGCTAGTGCTAAGTCGTATGCGAAAGCCGCATCTCCATCTGGCACTATTACATCAACAACTGCTAAACTAAGTGTTCCCGTAACACTGTTACTTCCCATAGGGCTTTGTAGCCATGCTGTATCTCCTTCTCCAACTCCGCCCCATAGGCGGCTGTCGAATACTATTGTTCCGTTTCCTGTTAAATTTGTATTTACCATATCATTTCACTTCCATTATTTTTCCATCTTCACCACAATTAAGCGGCGATATCCCTCACTTTACCGTGTGCGCGATAGAATAGTTGCCATAGTTCTCCCATGGTGTGGAACATACCCATTTGACCGAGCCTGTTGATTCCGAATGGATCTCCTGTCTCTATACCAGATTCGTGATATAGTGTAGGTTTAGCAGTACAGAAGTACATGTAATCTGTGTCCATAAAGTACATTCTTGATAATTCACCTGATTCTGCGTGAACGTCTTTAGAAGGAATTAGAGGAACACCGTTGTATGTAGCAACTACGAAACCTGCTTCCATACCCGGAACTCCCTTTACTCCATTAACTCCCGGTACAACTCTCTTCATCTCAGTAAATCTTTGCTGAGGCTGTAATAATTGTTGTACTTTTTCAAGAGTATCGTAGCCAGTTAGGATAACCTTTGGTTGTCCACCCTTTTCCCATACACTTCGGAACATTCCGTCAAGTATGTTAAGAGATAATGCTCTAGCAGTACCTGTTGCTCCTGCATCTACGTTAGCATCATACCATTGAGCAGAACCTGCTGTTGCTCCTGCCCTTGTAAGGTTGTATTGGTTGTGATCAGATTCAGCAGTAACAAAGTTTGTTGCTGATTCTACATTGGAATTAGATAAACAACGGTCAAGTGACTCAAAGTTGTTACCTGCTACTGTATCTACATCTTCTAATAGCATACTATTGATATGCTCTGCGTGATGTTTAGCCATTTCCATTTTCATAACTGCTCTTGCATCTCCAAGACCATCATCTTTGTCTGCTAGGAACATTGCTGTTTCTGACAGGTCAAAGGTATGTGCAACAGTCTTTGGTTTTGTGCTGACTTCTTCAAAGACTGGTTTGCTAGTTTCTGGTAATGTACCGTTCTCTGCAATTCCGCCACCCTTTGTTCTATCAGGCTTGTCAGTAACTACTCTCCAACCACTCTTTTCCCAAGGTTTCTTAGGCATTATTGAGAAAGCATTGAACTCTTGGTTCAGTTGTGACCATACTTTACGGCCAAAAATTGCTTGATAAGTACCTGTGGTACTACTTACTAAAGGCGAATCTGCCTTCAAAAGGTCTGTACCTGAATAAGCCCATGCGTTAGCACCTGCTCCTGCTCCGTAGTACAGCCTTTCCATGTCTTCTATTGTGCGTATATATCCTCTTGATCCACTCATTCTTAATCACTCCATTATTTTTTTGCTGTCAAAGGCGATTACTCGCCTCTGAAAGCCCTCCTAGCCAAATCTTCTGCGGCTTTCCATCCAGAAAGGTCGCTACCCATTTGGGCGAACTCTTCATTGGAAGGGACTCTAATATCTGTTGTTGGTACAACAGTTGCGGATTTCTGAATGTCGTGACTTTCAGTCTTTAAGTTAGCAATTTCTGCTCTCAAAGATTTAATCATTCCACCATAGTCTTGTGATTTTTGAACTTCTAAAGCATGATTAGTTTCTGATTGATAACGTGATTCCCAATCAGACTTAACTACACCTTTCAAGGATTCTTCGTCACGGAGAGAAGCATATGCTTCATATCCTTTTGCAAGTCCTTCTGGTGTAATTTGACCTGACTTGATTATATTCTTATCGCCTGATGGCGCATTGTAAGACATATTAGGGACTCCGCCGTTCTTAATAACGTATTTGTTACCGCCCGGTGCAGATAAAGAAGGATATGATACTTCTGTTGCATCTTCTCCTGCTCCAATTTCATCTCCCATACCTCTGTGTGAATATCCGCCATTTCCGTCTACTCCTACCATGTATGCTTTTTCGAGACCAAAATGGCCACGTAGACCATCTAAATCTACTCCTTTCTCATGAGCAAATTTCTCAAGAGTGTCTATGTATGCTAATGCATCATCAGTTGATTTTTCCATTTTTGGGCCACATGTTGGGCAATCATCTGCTTTGCACATATCTCCTGCGCACATATTCTTTTCTTCATTCTTAGATATATCAGAACCATCTATGTGTTTCAATATACCACTTAGGCTATTTCTTATTTCGCTTAACGCTTCACTTTCTGTCATTTTAATCACTTCTTTTTTTTCTTGGTCATCCATTTTGAGGATT